CTCGTGAGAAGTACTCCCCCACATAACTAGAGATTTGATCCATAGTCTGTAGACGTTCACGCAATAACTCAGCGTCCTTCATTTCTGTGAAGTGGTTGTCTCTAGAGAAGTCAACCTGTATTTGACTCTTCCAACCTTCCCAGTCTTGCTCAGTACATATACCTTTAAGAAGTAATTGCTTCTTTAGGATACCAATGAACAGGTGGGCAAACTTTTTACGTAGACGGTCAATGAACTTTTGGAACTTGACTTCGTCACGATTAATTTCTGTAGTACGACCCAAGGAGAACTGAGACTCCTGCTCCAAACGAGACATTGGGACATTCAACGAACGATATAACTTCTTTTGGAAATAAATGATATCATCAATCTGTCCTAGATTCTCACCGCCAGGTAGAGTACTTATCTCTGTGCCACGACCGCCTTCTCGACGTGGTAGCCAGAAGTCCTCGAGCATAGACATATGCTTTCGGTCGTCCTTAACTTCACCACTGTTTGCGTCATACACAATCTTATTGCGGTAACGCGCCATGATATCTTTTAGATGTTGTTCTGCCTTACCCTTCGGTAAGTTACCCACGTCAATATAGAAGATACGACGTTCAGGTGCACGTGCCATACGATAGATGACCAAAGAGTCTTCCATCATGCGTAACTGGTTTACTGGTTTCATTGCCTTCTGTAGATACGACAGTACGCGTTTCTTACTGGTGTCTAGAAGACCTGAAGTGACATACGAAACAGAATCCGGAGTTAATTTGATACCATTATTGGCACCAGCTCTTTCTTGATAGATGTAGAAGTCATTAGTCTTGTCGACAATCTTCGCACCCGTCTTAGGATCTTTTTTGTATTGCACCTCTTTAACTTTACGAACCTTGGTTGCATCGATAGGACGGATTTCTTGAATACCCGCCTTCAAGTTACCTTCGTTCACTAATAGGTGATGATATATTCTTCCGTCAACATACCATGAACGGAACATGTCATGACCATACTCCTCAAAGTTTAACATGGTAACTACCTCGTCAAACTCTTCAGTAATGGATTTCTTGATTTTATCTGGAGCCTCAACCTTATCTAGGTTGACACTGATAGAACTCTCTAGCTCAGACGAAACGATTGCTTCGTTGATGATGTCCTCAATCGCAGCATCACACTCAGGGTGTTCTGCCATGTTGCGATACTTCTTAATTAACTCTTGGTTATCCTTTGCGCCAGTGCCTTCCATGTCGACATACTGACCAAAATAAGAACCCGAGGCCGTAACGTATCCGGCACCATCTTCATCGACCTTTGGTACGATAGAAGGGACCTTTTCGCTTTCGCTATTTTTATTTTGAACCTTTTTTAGTTCAAAACCAAATGCTTTAAATACGCTATTGTCTGCCATATAACCCTCTTAATAAAATGGGGGTGGAGAACCACCCCCGTCATACTACTTATAATACCATTAACTAGTGGTATCTGACTCCCAATATTGAACTTGGAATTCCACTGTAAACTCTTCGATGGCGTCATTGGTCTCATAACTTAGGTCAATTGCCGCAACGTTAGTTGGGAAACAACCACGGAAGTTATATGTTTTAAGAACTGAACCATCTTTGTCCAGCTGGTCAACAATTAAATCTGCTTGGTAAGCGACAGGATTCGTGATACCAGTGTTTGCACTGTGACCATTCATTCCGTTCATCCACTTTTCCATAGCATTACGAGTACTAAAGTCCGTATCGTTAAGGACAGTTACTGTCCACGGTTCGAATGTACGGTCTCCCGCAAGTTTCAACTGGCGACCACGGAAAGGTACTTCAATAACAGCCATGATTGATGCTGGTAATTGTGCACCTTTGCACATGAATGATGTCAGTTCTACGTCTCCACCGGCATACGCTGGGAAGTTAACAGTTGCACGAAATAGATTAGGACGTGCACCGCCACCTTTTAATTTTGCTTTGAAATCATCTACTCTTAGTGACATGATTATTCCCCTTAGATTGTGCCGACAACTTCTTCAAACTCAACACCAGTTCGGACAGCTACGAAGTTTAGAGTTACGTAGTTGATTGAACGTGCTGGTTTGATGAAGCATGATGCGACAAATTCATTTCGGTCGACAACTTCCGGAGTATTGTTTGTATCATCACAAACAACACGGAAGTCTGTGATACCACGACGACCCTGTATTTCACGTAGGAACGGTTCTACGATGTTAACGAACTCTGCACGAGTAAACTCATCGTTGAATTCAAACATTACGTTTTGACCTGCTTGACTGACCGCTCTTTCGATGACTAGGAATAGTCGACGAACATTGATTCGGTCAAATGCAGATGGACGTTTTAGGTGAGTCTTATCACCGAACAACATAATACCCTGACCTGCTTTAGAGATGATTGGGTTAACGCCCGCTTTATATTGCTGGTCTCTTTGACTTTTGCTTGGGTTATTTAGAAGTTCAGTTACACCTAGGTACTGACCACGACGTGAACCTGCTGGAGAGAACCAAGGCGCAGAGACATTGTCTGTAGCTGCCATAATGCCTGCTGTTGATGATGCCGCTGGGATAAAGGTATACTGGTCATTGTACTTGTCGTAAACTTTTATCCAACCCGAATCGACTACTAGGTAGGATGAGTTTTGAGCAATTGAAGCAACATATGATGATACATCACCTGAGAGTGCAGAGTTGTAGTCGACAGATGCGACAGCAACACAATCTTTTCTACCAGTTGCAATTTGTACAAGTTTAGCGTGAAGAAGAGCAATGTCATTCTGGCCTCCAACTGGAGCAATCAAGAAGTCGATTTGAACTTCTTCTTTATTTGCGAATGCGTCATAACCGTCTACATAGTGAGATGCATTAGGGTTACCGTCTGTGCCACCAGTAAGGGTGAAGTCTTCTTCTGCCGGTACGGCCGTAAGTGATATCCAAGAAGAGCGAGCATCAATAACATCAACGATATAGTTGTTAGTTCCGTTGTCTGTTAGTGAACCTGAAACAGTTGAAACATATTCAAAAGTTTCGACAACAACACCGTCTACTAGTACAACAAGGTGAACTTCGTCACCTTCTGGTGCTGAAGTAAATGAAGATTCGTATGCCCATGTATCAAATTCGTTAGTGTTTGGGTCAGTATCACCAGCATCTACTGGTCCACAAACCGAAACCTCGATTGAGTTACCTAGAGAGCCAGGATATTTTCCTCTTACAACACCATCTGCTGCGTTAGCGCCTGGGTTGATATTTACAACGTATAGACTTGAAGAGTATTTTAGGAAATACGAAGCGGAAAGAAAATCTCCGGTACTCGTACTGCCCGATGCAGGGTTACCAAAAACACTAGCAAGCTCGGTTTCATTACCGATTAATACTGGTGTGCCTACTGGTCCCCAATTAAAGTCACCTACTAATGCACCAGTTGTAGAAGTGACCGCAGGGACTGTTCCTGTTAGGTCTATTTCTTTAATCTGTAGTGCTGGTGACTCAGAAAATTTAAGAGTCATGATAGTGTCCTTTTTTAGTTAAGGTATAATAAGTTAAACATAATACGGAGATTTCTTTCAATGTATCTATTTATACTTATTATAAATTTACCAGTTATCGGGTTCATAGGTTGCCCAATCCATACTGTATGGGTCACTCAAATCTGCAGCGGGAATATAATCTGAACCATCATCGATGATTCCAAATGGAGGCAAATCGTCCTCAATTTCTTTCATGCGCTGGTCAAACAACATTTGTTTAATATTAACATTTGTCATGTCACCAAATGATTGTGTTCCTACGAAATATCCAAACATTACGAGGTTCATCATTAGGTCATCATGATTACCATCTGACGCTTCGAACGAGGTCCCTTTAGATACGAAAGTTGATATCTCCATGATAGTGGTCTCATCCACAATATCAATCTTATTGTTTTCGATGATATCCTTGATTGAAGAACACCCCATTCGCTTTACCTTTCGGTCCATGCGGATACCGATGGCATCGGCCTTGATTGCGGACTCCAAGTGAATGTTTTCATACTCTAGGTCCTGATATAACCCAACACACACGACCATTCCTTGGTCATTATTCTCGATGACAACGTACGCTTCATTGAACAGAGTGGCGTATTTGTATATTATGTTAGGGAATAGTATTGGGGATATTCTGTTATTGCGATACACGCACACTTGCTTGAACGGTTGTACTGAGACATCAATGATATTAAATGTTGAATAATCTTGGCCTCGCCCTTGACAAACATCTACGGTCATGATATACTGATGCTCTTCAATAACATCTTCATAGACTAATAAATCTCCACCTTCTAGTCGGTGTCTAGGTTCTCTGGCACGTAAGTCTAATAATGTTTGACCCTCAATAAGAGTATTACCAGTACCAAAGAAAGTATTACCAAACTCTTGGTCAAACTGTAGTTGGGATGTATTGGCGATTGTTTGTGCTTTCCATTTCTCATCACGGCCAGGCACATCCCACCAATCCACACGGAATGGTTTATACTCATTAACCTTTTGTACTGCACCTTCCCATATCTTTTGATAGGTATTACCAATACCGTTCGCAGTACTTGTTATGATAACCTTTGTGTCTTTACCGGATGAAATTACTGGATAGGTAGATGTGTAGAACTCTGCCGCATTCTCTACGAACGCAAACTCATCTAGGAATAGTAGGTTGACCGACATACCACGAATAGAAGAACCAGACGTGGCAGATGCAATAATTCTAGAGTTATTAGAGAACTCAATCGAACCTTTGTTAAGTGCTTTACATCCTGGCTGCAAAAAGAACGGTAAGTTCTCTAACATGAGAGTCACACGCGACAACATCTCACGTGCAGTCGCACCCTTGTTTGCAAGGATTGCGATAGTCTTTTCTGGGTGGAATAGGGTATACCATAAAAGGTATCCCACAGAGGAAATAGACTTACCAGACTGTCGACATGCTAGAACAATAGAGAATCGATTATCATTGAAGTGCTCAAACATTTTCTCTTGATAATCATATAGTTTGAACGGGACTAGTCCTTTGTCCAGATGAACTACCTTAACATACTTCCTACAGAAATATGCTGGTTCCCTCATACACTTGCGGTATTCACGGAGTTTCTTTTTGTCCCACTCTTCTGCGACACCATCTCGCTTGACTTGTGGGTTACCTAGGTAGGAATTCTTAGTGTAAGAACTCACTTAATAAAGACCTGAATAGATTTTCTTTTTGGTGCATCATTCCTTGTTGTGGTCACCGCATGATTTATTTTGCCTTTTTGGAAAACGGCCACACCCAAGTCGGGTCTAACAACAGTGGCTAATTTATTTCCACCTTCCATCCGGAAAACGAAATAACCACCATAGTTGTCATCCCAATCATCGTTTAGGTAAATTGATGCAGATGCACTGTAGGCCATATCAGTGTGCCAGTTAAGACCGCACTGGCCATGACCCTCATAATACATCGCACTGTAATTTTCGTATTTGTCGGTAGTACCAAGGACAGACATACATTTGTCTGCTAACAAGTTAACAATATTCTGGTCTAGTACTGGGTAGACATCACTATGGCCACTGAAACCACTCACCAACTCTTCTGGCCAGTCTTCGGTTGACCATGTGCTGACATTATCCTTCATCATATCCGACATGGATGAAATTATCATCTCATATTCGGATTCGGTAAATGTATTATCGGTTATTGTTGCTAATTGGTTTTCGTTTTTCTTACGTAATATCGTCTTCATCATCGTTTTGCTCAATTACCTTCTCATCTCCCAACAGCATACGCTGAAGGTCTGTAGTGGAACCGACGAATAGATTATTATTAGTTGTTGTAGAATCGGCGGGTTTGTCTTCTTTAGTAAGTTCTTTCTGTTTCTTATTCAAGTCCATCAACTTGTCATTGACATCTGCGATACCCTTAATCATTCCAGAAAGAACCTCAAACGCACGAGGGTGTTCACTCTCACGTGCGACTTCTATCATGAGTTCTAGAGACTCACGACCTTTTTCAATTAGGTCATAATAAGTATCACGAGAGTACTCATAGTCCTGTTCGTGTACAAAGTTCTTCTTCTGCTCCTCATCAAAAAGAGCAGGTGGTTTACTATTGTCTCTCATAACATATTACCAATCATTCAGGAAAGATTATTTCCGTATTAAAACCATAATCTCCATCCGGACTCACGTCTATAGGGTCTGGAGTTGTATTAATAG